ATTATTGGTGCAGCAGACTCAGCGCTGTGCCCATCGGCTAATTTTTAGCCGACCCGCGAGTGTGGTGTAGAGGTAACACATCTGCCTTCCAAGCAGTTATCGCCAGTTCGATTCTGGTCACTCGCTCTCTATGAATGAATTACAATATTCAGTAGTTAAATATGACAACTATTTAACATATGCTGTCTGGACTCCAGAAGAAGAAGATGACGATTATTCATATGGGCCTGGGGCAGAGATATCAGTATCATATCCAATTATTGAATATATTTATCCACATGATTTTCCTAGTGGTAAAGGGTGGGATAAGTTATATAAATCAAAAAACTTTAAAAACCAGCGCGGTGAAATAAAAGGCCAAGGTCCAGACGACAATGGAACACTACCACTATTTAATATACACTATTCTTTACCTATAATATTTAGAGCATACTCACATAAAGACTACAGGGCTTTGTTTACTATATTGATGGCGTTGGCTTTAGTAGATAGCAAGAATATGTTCGGTACAGAGGGAATAGCATCCTGGGATCTTACTCCAGAAATGTTGAACTTCTTAGAGCGTACTGATAGGTTATGGGGAAGTCGTAGTGCAGAAGTCCACATGAAATCTAAATTATCAGAAGTATATAATGAAGATAAATGGATTGTTAAATTAGAAAAAAATAGAGTTAATTCAATTGATAAAAATATAGTTATGCAGTCTAAAGTAGAGTTTAAAGTAAGAATCTTTTACAAGAAATACGCCAATAAAGTATTATTAGAGCATAAGCAATTAGAACTAGTCTCGCCCCAGTAACTCAGAGGATAGAGTGTCGGACTTCTAATCCGTTGGTCGCAGGTTCGAATCCTGCCTGGGGCGCATGGTAGTAAATCATGAGGGATTTATTAGAATTCTAGATGATTCTTTATGTAATGATATAGTTAAAAGAATAGACAGCCTTAGAGATTTTTGGAAAACTGTAAAGCCATACCCTCCAATGTGGACGCTAGGTGCAACATCATACATAGACGCAAAAAACGGAATAAACATTTATCATAAAATAAAATTATTAGAAAATAAAATTCTAATAGAAAATTTTAGTGATGTGTATGAAAAAATAATAAATCGACTCTCAGAATATATTGGAGATGTAGAGTTAGAAAAAGATTTAGCACTACCAGGATTTCATATAATTGGAGATAAAAAAACTATTAGCAATTATCAGAAATTTAAAGTACCAATAAATTATTTAGATGCTATACATAAAGACGATTTATATAAAGTACATATGAATATGCTAAGTAATAAATATAGATTAGTTGAAAGTGAAAAAATAATTTCTATAACTTTATCAATAAAACTTCCTGAACATGGGAGTGGGCTATGTATATGGGATAAAAGTTTAATAAAATTTTCTGAAGACAGGGACTTTGAAAAACAAGTATTAGAAAGTGGATTATACAAGGATTATGAATTAGGCAACCCAATTGTTATAAAGTATAAAGAGGGTTCCGCTTTTTGCTTTTCTGGTAAAAGTTTTCATCAAATCGCTCCAGTAACTAAGGCGCACCCAGGAGATAGAAGAATTACTATGCAAGCGCATGGTATAGTATGTGATGGAGTCTGGAGACTATTTTTTTAATGAGTAGTATATTTATTTCAATAGCATCTCAAGATGAAATGCTGCTCAGGCAGACAATTGAAAGTGCAATTAAAAACTGTTCATCGAAAAACCAACTACATTTTGGAATTATAGAGCAAAGTTCAAATTTTAAATTTTCAGATCTTCAGGGACTTGGTAATATAAGTTTAGTAAAAATAAATTCTGGCCCCCGTGGAGTAGGAATAGCAAGAAAAGAATCTATAGACCTATATTCAGGTGAAGACTATATATTGGTTATAGACTCCCACACCGTATTTGAAAAATATTGGGATGAGAATCTAATTAGAAGACTTAATTTTATAGAAAAAAAAGAGGGAAGAAAATCAATAATTTCCCAGAGACTCTTTGGGGGAGAACTAGTTAATAATTGCATGACAAGTGAAAGATTTCCTCAAGCATTCACATTAACTTTCGATGGATTAATTATAAAAAATTTTAAAAAAGTTAAGGGAGACTATCAAGAACACTACGCGGTGTCCTGTCACTTTATATTTTGCAGACCAGAGCCGTTGTTAGAGGTAGGATTCGATCCAAGAATTTACTACCTGGCAGAAGAGCCTATGATATCCATGCGACTTTGCACAAGAGGATACAGAATTTTTTCTATCGATTATGTGCCAATGGTTTCATTAAATAAGGTTGATTTAAATATATCAGATGGCTGGAGAAATAAAATAGATTACTACAGAATGGCAGAAGACTTTTCTATACTTATTAATACAATAAATGATAGAATGGTTGGTAGATGGGGCGCAGAAAGTGAGATGGCTCTGGAGTCTTTTGTAAATAATTCTCATATGAATATTGAAGTACCATTTATAAAATTAGGTCTAGAAATAAATCAACATTCTATAGAAAAAATAAAAAATAAAATAGTAGAAATATTTTCGCAAAATGATTTTAATTCTTCTATATTAGAAATAATAAAAATATCTAGTGATGATGGCGTGTAGCGCAATGGCAGCGCAATCGGCTGTTAACCGATGGGTTGAAGGTTCGAATCCTTCCACGCCAGCCAAGCCAGATAGTCCCCAAGGTGGGGAAGCGGTCTGTAAAACCGTCGCCTCAGGCATGGTTGGTTCGATTCCAACATCTGGCACACATAGTATGGATGGAAAATGAAAATATTAAGTGTATCTCCATATCACGATTCTAGCGCTACGTTGCTAGTAGACGGCTGGCTTCAAAAATATTACAAAGAAGAAAGAATTAATAGGATAAAGAGAAGTTCGTATCCAGAACTTTCAGTAAAAGAATGCCTAAGTGGAGTAGATGAAGTAGAATTATTTGCATACTCTGCCGCTACGCATAGATTGGTATTGGCACAAAAAGATGAAGATTTATCATATAATTTTTTACATTGGCAAGATTTCGTTAAGAAACATTCAAAATTATTAGATTCAGTAGATCTTTCTAGAATGCATCATCTACAGCACGCATCTACTTCATTCTATAATAGCGGATTTAGTAACGCCGCTGTCATAGTTGTAGATGGTAGGGGTTCCAACTTTGGCACTATCGTAGAGACAGAGACAATATTTTATGCAGAGTACCCAGATGTTTTTATTCCTGTCTATAAAGCCTATGAGAAAACTTTTAGATTTAATAAGCATGATGTTGAGGAAGAAAGAAAAAGACTTCCAGATTGTGAAATAAAAGTATCTTCAAATTTAGGAATAACTCATCTATACTGCACAGCCACACAGTTGATAAATGAATCTTTTCTAGAAAATGGCAAAACTATGGGACTCTCTGCATATGGAGATAACAGCATATCGTATAAATCCCTACTTATCGATGGAGAAGCCTTAGTAGACCCAAATCAATTTATTATATTTGATACACCAGAACTAGCAGATTCTCCCTTTGAGGTTATTTACCATAAAGACTATGTAGGTAAACAAAATATTGTAACTAAAGAAAACTATCATAGTTATGCGAATTATGCTTTACATGTACAAAAAGAAACAGAGCGTGCATTAGAAATATTAGTAAACAAGGCAATAGAAAAAACGGGAAGTAAGAATGTATGCTTGGCAGGAGGGTACGGACTTAATATAGTTAATAATTTAAAGTTATTGCAGAAGTTTCCTGGAGTAAAATTTTATTTCGATCCAATGTCTGATGATGGTGGCACTTCAATGGGTGGGGCAATGATTGCATATAGATCTGCAACTAAAGATACCGATCCTAAGCCAATTAAAAATAATTTCATTCATGGGGTAGAGCATGACATTAGTAATATAAAAGGAACTAATGTTTCAGAAATAGATATTGCTGAATTATTATGTACTGGTAACATCATTGCAATGTATTATGGATTAGCAGAGGCTGGTCCAAGGGCATTAGGGAATAGGTCCATCCTTTTTGATCCAAGGGCTGTGGATGGAAAAGATATTATTAATATGGTTAAGAAAAGAGAGTGGTACAGACCATTCGCAGCATCTATTCTAGAAGAAGATGCCAGTAAGTACTTTGACTATGTAAATAATGTGGGGTATGAATATATGTTAGTAAATGCTATTGCCAAGCCTGGTACAAAAGAGGTTATCCCGTCTGTGATTCATGAAGATGGATCGTGCAGAATTCATATTGTAAAAGATTCTACTCACCCATTATTTAATTTGCTTACGGAATTTAAAAAAATAACTGGAATTGGAGTACTTCTAAACACAAGTTTTAATATTGCTGGAGAGCCATTAGTAGAAACCCCTCAGGAAGCAATTGGAACCTGGAAAGTATCTAGAATAAATTGTTTATGGTTTCCAGGTAGAGGAGTGGCGCTAGTAAAGAAAGATAACTTGGTATAATAATGCTATGGAAAATGTAATAACTACCGAAACTATTAGACAGGGTGGTGGAGGAATCACTAATCCAGAACATAAAGACGGTAAAATAAACATAGGAAAATCACCGCTAAAAAGAAAAGGTCGTAGGTAGTGTTTACTTTCTACTGCCTTGTTAAAGATGGGGCAGATTATTACTTTAAGCCATACATAACTATTTACAATAACATGATTGAAATAGTAAATTATCCAAAATCGTTGACCGTATCGTAATATTCCCGTATAATAGAATTCATGTTGCCGCCACAAGGAGGTCAATATGACGACAATAAACCGATTTGGTGCTGCATTAGTATCAACAGTAACAGTATTATCAATGATACTAATCTCTCCAAACCTGGCGTATGCTAAGTCTACGCCCTTGGCGGAAGGTACGGGTAACTTTGCCACCGCTGATACATTAGAAAGAAGGGCAATAACAGATAGAAACTGGACTTTGCCATCTAACTGTAATGATAAGCAAGCAAAGATACTATTTAAGGCAGGGTTTAATAGACCTGGAATGCTAAGAGGAGCCTGGGCAATTACCTGGCGTGAATCTAAGCATCAAGCATTAGATGAATCTAGCAGATGGTTCACAGGTGCGCTAGGTACTTGGCAAATTCAGACAAGTGCCTGGTCAGGAAAATCCTGGTGGTCTAGAGATAATATGCTAGACAAAGAAAAACAATCAGAAATTGTAAGGAAGCATTTCCTTAATGACGGAATGCATAATTGGGGCTATGGATATTCATTTAAGAATGATTCATGGTACGAGAATGCAGGAATGTATTATTCACTCTGGGGATCTTCATTGACATATTCATGGGTGTTAGCACCATTTAATACAGGATGGTCGCTCTTCCCGAATAAATGCACCCCAGAAAAGATTTAAATGGTAGAATTGTATTCTAGGCGCAAATAAAATTGCGGCAACAGCCTGGGATCGCCACAGTAACTCAGTTGGCTAGAGTACTCGCCTTGTAAGCGAGAAGTCATCGGTTCGAATCCGATCTGTGGCTCATGGAATTTGAAAGAGATGAAATTGAAGAGTTCATGAATTACCTAGAAGAAGAAAAAGTTCTTGAATGGGTAGGCATGAGCGATGACGGCGAGCGGACGTTCGTTTTTAATTTTAGCATCATGGCAGAGGTGTTCCCAGAATTATACATTGCAATGATGGAAGAGTTAAATAAAGAACTCCTTGAATTGTATTCCATGGGTTTTGTTTCAATTGAATACGATCAGAACCTAGTAGCCAACTTTAAAATAACAGAAGAAGGAAAGAAGTATCTTGAAGAAAATGGCGTGGTTTTCCCGGAAGAATTCCAATAAGACTGAGGAAATTCTTACTAAGAAATATATAGAAAAACTAGGTTATGAGGTAGAAGAAATAGACTACCGAATATTTCTTATAAAAGAATTTATAACAGAGGATGAAAGACAGCAATTAATTAAAATGGCCACCTCTGCTACCCAGAAAGAATGGGAAAAGCATTATATGGATGGCGTTCTGCTGATGGCTAAATTAAAATTCGGTCGGGACGACGTTGATAATCTGGTCAAAGAGGGTCTATACGAAATTACTACAAACTGGGTTGATAAAAGTCTATACATTGAAAGCGAGTCTCTAAGAAATCAAATAGGTGAGCGTGCCCAGAAGGTTTTTAATTTTAGAGATGATTTGCTTTTTAATGGGTGTGGTACTATTCAGAGGCAGTATGAAGGAGTCCCATTAATTGATCATGTGGATGACCATACTGATAATTCTTTAGTGTACGCAGCAGTATTTTATTTAAATGATGATTATACAGACGGAGAAGTCTACTTTGTGAATCAGAAAATTTCACTACGCCCACCGATTAGATCGGTTCTTGTTTTTCCAACTTCAGATGGCTGGCGTCACGGAGTAAAAGAAGTAGGAGTAGGACCGCATAGATATGTTATTCCAGGCTTTATTTCTCAAAAGAATTTCTGGGAAAAGCATCAGAAAAACAACTATAATATAGAAAAGACGTTGAATGAATTGGGTAGGTAGCAATGGCTAGCATGTGATATAATGATTTTATGGCAATATCATTGACACCTGAAAAAGTTGATCTTGCTCTTTACGAGGGGGATACAGTAACATTTAATCTAGTTTTAAATGATTACAGCGGAAGCCCAATAGATTTATTTACTGGGGTAACCAGTCTCTCATGCGTAGGAAATATTAAAATGATGGATGGTGCTACTGAGGTAGTAGCACTAATCGCTCAGGTTTCATCTACACTATCCAAGACAGCCAGTGCTGGATCAAGCGGCTCTCCCAACATTACATTAAATAATACTACTAATTTAGTAGCAGGGATGAGAGTTTCTGGTACAGGAATTGCTGCTGGCGCTACTGTTTCATCTATAAATACTGAAACAAATGTAGTAACGCTATCAGCAAATAACATAGCAAGCGTTTCTGGAACCGTTTTGTTCGACAATAAGTTACCAAATGGTAACATATCAATGATTCTTACTGCCGCTGAAGCAGGAAAGTTAAGTCCTAACTATTCAGACAAGCGGTACGAAATTCAAATTTCTTATACAAAGGATGGTCAGAATATCGTCAAAACTGTAATGTACGGAGATGTTACAGTCAGCGGCGATCTGATAAGTTAGGATAGATATGGCTGACATAGATATTTCAGTAAATATTCCTTCTGGTAGGGCCAGTACAGTAGGTGGATTTTTTACATTAGATTCTGGTCCGATTAACTTGACCGCAAATACCATGAGTGGTAATATTACTATATCGTTCGGACAGACTCTATCGTCTATTCCAGATGCTATCGCTACCATAACGTCGGTAGGTAGTGAAACTGCTAGCCCAACTTCAGTAAATGGATCAGTTTCCGTGTATGTAGATAAGGTTACGAACTCGTCTTGTGTACTAAAAGCAATTAGTTCTACTACACAACAAGTAAGTTTCAAAGTTCTAATAATAAAGTAAATTAATTAACTACCACGGCAGGAGTTATTGTGGATAGTCGTAATGTCATTGATTATTATAAAGAGTGGGAGACAGATCAGATTAAGGCTGATCTAGATACCCGCAGACTCCCCTATATTGTTGGATTTGAGAATCTTTCCGGTGATTTTAATAAGGCTACAGGAATACGAAACGCCAATGCTTTTATGGCAAAGGAGTGTTGGATTATTGGAGATAGGAAGTGGGACAAGCGCGGGGCGGTAGGGACACAACATTACAACCATTTAAAGCACTCACCCTCTCTTGATGAACTTTATTTAAACAACAGCAAGATTAGAGAGATGCGATGGGTCGCTGTCGATAATGTCCCTGGAGCGATCCCACTAAATAAATATAACTGGCGTGAGGACTCGTTTATATTGTTCGGAGAAGAGCAGCGTGGGCTTTCTCCATTTGCTCTAGGGATGGCAGATGACATTGTATCCATCCCCCAACTTGGTAGTGTGCGTAGCCTAAATGTTGGCACGGCTAGCGGAATTATTATGTATGACTACGCGGCAAAACTGGGCATGGTATAATAAACTATGGCTGAAAATACCTATAAACCTACTGATGGCATGGCTTCTGCTGCCCGTAGAGCGCTTAAGTGGAAAGAAGAGGGCAGGCGCGGGGGCACTAGAGTAGGACTTGCACGAGCCAATCAATTGGCAAATAATGAAGCCCTATCTGCTTCTACAGTATTGAGAATGTATAGTTTCTTTTCTCGTCATGAAGTAGACAAGAAGGCCACAGGTTTTAGTTCAGGAGAAGAAGGTTTCCCCAGCCCAGGCAGAGTAGCCTGGGATTTATGGGGCGGTGATGCGGGAGCATCATGGTCTAAACAGAAAAGGGATCAAATAATGAACGATAGAATGAACAAGTCAGTATGGTCTGGAGTATTTTTCCCAGCCGATGAGCCTGCATTAGTAGATATTGCAGAAGAGAATGACGCCCCACTTGACGAGCCTATTGTGGAAGAGGCTGCGGTTGAGCCAACATCTGCACCAGTTGCAGAGGCACCAGCCCCAGTTGTACAGGAAGCCGTAGTGGAAGAAACCCAAGAACCAGAAGAGCCTGTGGCTGAAGTGTCAGAGCCAGAGTCTGTTAAGGAAATTGTAGAAGAGATTGCTCCCGCCGCAGAAGAAGCGGTTGTTGAGGAAGCAGTTGTTGAAGAAGTTGTGGAGGCCGCTGAAGAGGCCCCAGAAACAGAAGTAGCACCAGAAACTTCTGCTGAATAATTAACGGAGAAAACATGAGAGTATTAGTAGGCGGCAGCCGTAATTGGGTTGACTATAATGAAATCATCAGAAAGATGACAGTAATTCTAGACGAGTGGGTGTCTAGTAATCCAGGTGACAAGAAGATCACCTTTGTCCATACGGCATCCACCCCTGCTGAAAATATGATTACCGAATACATCGGTAAGGTTGAAAGACTAATTAAGCAAAAGGGGTACGCAATTGACGAACATCTTTTCCGTCCTAACAAACTCTCAGATTCCTCAGGTGTTCAGATGTATGATATCACTAATTTAAATATAGATCGTGCGGTATTTTTTATCAGAGATTCTTGCAAGAAAACGCAGTCCCTTGCTAATATAAGTGAAGCAATGGAAATTCCTACGGATATTGTGAAAGGGTGATGATGATGCCAAAAGGAGATCTTTTCTCGGCTTTCGCGTCGTGACAGGAAGTATTTAGATTTGGCTCTTAACGTAGCACAGTCTTCAGATTGTCGAATGAAGCACGGGGCCGTTGTTGTTAGAGGCGGTAGCGTAATTAGTGTTGGTATTAATAAGAATAGGAACCACCCCACCGTTGTATCTTCAGAACACATTAAGACACATTGCTCAGTACACGCAGAGATAGACGCCTTGAGGAAGGTTCGTAATCCAAGAGGAGCAACTCTTTATGTGGCTAGAGTAAATAAGAAGGGGCAAGATAGAATGTCCCGCCCGTGCGATAGATGCCACAAGGCAATCAAGGATGCGGGTATTAGGAAGGTAATTTATACATGAGCGATTTATCAAACATAGAAATGATCCTAGATGGGATCAGGAACGAACTGCTCTACATTCGTAAGATTATGGAGCGGGAAGAGCAAAGTAAATCGATGATTCTACAGAAAGTGAATAATGAAAACACTTACACTAGACTACAGTAACGCACACGATTTCGTGTCGCAGAACAGCCATCGCGGATACTTCTGGGATGGCTGGGATATCGTTCGATGGGTTCCTAACCCATCTGGGTACACCTCCAAGGACGGGTCTTTTAAGAATGGTCAATGGGGAATGTCATACCGATACAACGTGGGCACAGATGGTGCCTGGAAGGTAAAGGCCCCGTCTAATGTCCAATATAATTGAGGAATTAGGACTAGACGAAGACAACCTTAAGTGGTATCAGTTAGCCGCTTGTGTTAATGCAGATATAAATATGTTTTATGATAATTATGAAACAGATAAGTATCTTGCTTCACAAGTTGATGAGATGTGCCTTCATTGTCCAGTCATTAAACAATGCTATAATGAGGGTATCTCTAATAAAGAGCGCGGAGTTTGGGGCGGTATTTATCTTGACCTTGGAAGAGTAGATAGGGAATACAACGCTCATAAGACACCCGAAATCTGGAAAAGGTTAAAGTCAATTCATGGATCAGGTATCGTACACAAAAGAGATGGCTAATGCGGTACGCAGCATTAGGGCACCATTCAAAGGAATCAGAATGGATATCCGCAAGCGACCAAATTATATTGCCCTAACAATACATGAGGACAATATTATGGAGTTTAACGAAAGTCAGAGGATGCAGATCATGGAGTATCTGCTACAGATCCGCGCCATGATCCAGAACTTTGGAGTACGATGTGAAATAGAGGGCATCAAGTATGCCTAATAGATCTCTAAACAATTTTATTGTATACATCCCAGACGAAGAGTGCTATGGAGTTACTGAAAAATTGGGAGCGTTCACTAGTCTAGTCCGTTACCATAAGGACGGGTTTGAGTACACAGTCAACTTATTAAACGAGGATCTTATTTTCCTAGAGGATATTAGGATCGGAACAGAGGAAGAAGAAATTTAATGCTATGCTATTCATGCGGCCAGCCTAAAAATGAACTAGCGACAAAGAAGTCCGCGTTACTGAGTGGTATCAATTTGCTTCTGTGCAAGAAATGCATAGAGATGAAGTATGAACCTCGCTGGATTATTATTATTTCTGCCCGTCAGCAGGGCGCTGGACATGTAAGGGATTTTATTGTAAAGAGGCGGTATTTGGGCAAGGAAATTACCGCTAACGAATTGATAACTTAAATATGTTATAATAATTACAAATAGATAGTTAGGGAGCCATAAGTGAATAAAGTCCAAAATTTCTTCAGCGGCTTTTATTTATGGATTCCGAACGAGGTTAGAAAAAGACCATCAGATGTAGCAGTTACCTCCTATCTAATAATCCTAGTCTTATCGGTTTGGCTAGGCTGGGTGCCACCAACTGTAATGGTTTTTAGTGAAGCAGCCTACATGCCGCTAATAATAATTAGCGAAATATACTTGCTTGTTAGTTCTATCATGATCCTAATATCCATGCTATTTCATCACAGAGGAAGGCTTGGATTCATAGAGTTTAAGTACGTTGAAAGAATGGGTTGGTGGGGAGTGTTCGCTGGATCTGCGGCACTTGCCCTATCTGCCATATTCTTTTCACCAGGACAGGATATGGGATGGCCTACAGCAACATGGACAATCCTATCTATATCCGCGTTATTTAAAATAATTTTAATAACAGGTGATAGAAGGTCATGGACCCGTTAATTGCTACAGTAGTTGTAGGACTATTGGCAACACCAATAGCAGCAGCCGTAACCTATTTTTTAAATAGAAAAAGAACTAATATTGAATCCCACTCTGCCATTGCTACTGGTGCTTCAATAGCGGTAGAGACAATCACAACCGTACTTGAAAATCTTAAAGAAGAGTTAGATGAAACAAGAGAAGAACTGGCAAGGGCGTGCGAGCAATTAGAAAGCATGAGGAAGCAGAACGAGTTGCTTCTTAGGGAGAATAGAGAACTGCTTATGAAGGTTTCAGAACTGAAGGCTATGGTAGAAGAGTTGAAAAGGGATAGAGGATGACCTGTGTAGTCGCCATTGCTGATGGCCTCTCTGTTTATATGGGAGGAGATGCTGCTTCAGCAGATGAGAGTGGCAGTTTTGTTTCTTCTAGAAAAGAGCCAAAGATATTTATTAGAGATGATTATATCCTAGGATTCGCCGGAAGTTTTAGATTTGGTAAGGTTGTAGAGCATCTATTCATTCCACCTAAACCAGACCTAACTAATTTAGATAAGTTTTTCAATACAGTATTTGTTGACGCTCTTAGAGAAGTATGTGAGGGAGCCAAGGTAGACCCATCCTCAGAAGATGACTCTTCTGAGATGCTAGTTGGAGTCGGCGGTAGGCTGTTTGAATTTTGTAATGACTGGCATTTTGGAGAAGATGTAAATAACTTTAATGCTATAGGATCTGGAGCAAATTACGCCATGGGTTCCCTGTATTCTACTAGAAGATTAAAGTCGCAAGGTGCTAGAATAAAACTAGCGCTTGAATCAGCGGAAATGTTTTGTCAAACCGTCAAGGGTCCTTTCACATACTTGGAGAATTAATGCTAGACGCAAGAGGAATACCCACCCCAGAATGCCCATCGTGCGGCAGTTGGCTGATTAATTTAACCGTGAACTTTGATGAGGAGTATAACATTGCCTCATATTTTCTTGACGCAGAGTGCGCTGTGTGCCATACTAAGATAACAGCACCAACCCCTATAGACCACCCAGACTATGAGGAGTCACTATGAATGACGGAATTGATGACTATTTTGAAATGAAGTTTCAGGATAAATACAATGACTCGCAGTACTGAATATGAAAAGAAGGCTATGCACTTTGCCGAAATTGGTATGTATGCAGCCGCACAGGTATTTGCTACCCTGGCTCTAGTGGCAGCAACTAGAGAAAGTAATTCATGACACACGATATATTTTGTTACAATAAACATTACAGTAAAAGAGAGTGCAACTGCTCACTAATCAATAGGGTCCGTGAGGATATAGCATCTAAAATAATCCAGTATGGGCAAGATACACATATTCCACATGATCCTAGAATTGCATGTCAGCGATGTGATATAGTTGCTGCTTATAATTATGCCGCAGAAATAGCGAGAGGTAACTAACATGCAAGTTTTTTTACCAGAACATACCTACCGAGATTGTGCCCAGGCATTAGACCAAAAACGCTTGGTTAAGCAATTGCTTGAGGGGAGGCAGATTCTCGCAGCCCTGGCGGGACAGACTAAGGGCTGGGTAAACCATCCCGCCACCCGTATGTTTAAGGGATATGAGAGCGAACTTGTATCCTACCTGTTGCAAATCAAGATTGAAATGCAGCAGCGCGACTACAAATGGGAAAATAACTGGGACACTATTACTGAGACATGGAACAAATACTTTAAGCCCAGGCACGGGGTAGCCATTGAACTTCCTGACTATTTAAAGCCAGGGCACCCAGATAACCTTAGACTTATTATTACACATCGTGGTAGACTATATGAGAAAGCGCCAGAACTGTATCCACAGTATCGGCATGAGTCTACTATTTATCGCCAGTATGTTTGTTGTGATAGGTGCAATTACTACTGGCCTACTCACCCAAAGAAGGAGCGGAATTGTCTAATAACGTCAAAGCCACTTACAGCAGCAGCGGAGTGACTAACAATACTAACAACATCAATTACAGTCACATAGTACTTAACGAAGACAAGCCGTGGATGCCATTCTATGTCACGGCAGACGAGTTTTTTGATGTTTTGCGAGTGGCATACGATGACTCATATGGCAGTAATACTGGTAAGTGGCATCCAGAGGATATGTACGTCAATGTTTCTGTGGTTCTAGAAACAGTAACTAATACTTTGTCTAATATGTCACGCATTCGCAGCGGAAAGCCGTTGAAGGGAATAAAGGAAGCATGACACAGGTTCAATATGTAGCCAATGCCCTACTAGAGTCGTGGTTCCCAAAACTACACTCTGATAAAGAATGGCTTAATAGTGATGATGGTAAGAACTGGGAAGAGATCGCCTTGCTAGATGCTGGTGTGGCTATAGATGCACATTTAAAATGGCAGCAACTAAATGGGGATGACCTTAAATAATGTACGTTAAATGCTGGCAATGTTCAGAAAGTATTGATACAATTTCAGTAGAGAAGCAAGTCTACAGTAATGTAATCAATGATCTGCGCGGGATGCTATGCAAGAGTTCAATGGGAGATTCCTGCGACCTTGATTGGCGGCATGAAGATTGTAGAGTTATTTCAGCATTAATAAAACACTATAAGGAAAAAATATGAAGGTTTCGGACTTAGAAGATATTGTTAGTGTAGTCTCCAAGGAATTCTTTGAGTACAAGAATCCTGGTCATTCAGCAGTAGACAATCCCAAGAGTGTACAGAACGCAATTGATGACACAGCATTTATTATTAACAAATTTATTAACTATTTCAACAAGTTAGCAGAGGAGCAATTAAATGACTGATGATGAGAAGGATGCCCTACTTAGGAATCTTAATGCCGCAAGCCAGGATGTTAAGAAGAATATCGCAGGAAAGTCTGGCGAGGGTGCTGAAAAGAAATATGGACAGGCTTACTCAGCCTGTGTCAAGGCTGGTCTCAAGCCCCTGCTCAAGCGCAAATACCGCTAATGAAAAGCCCCTGCATTAGTAATAAGCACTCTGAATATACATGCTTGATTAAATGGGGGGTAAGCAGTAAGAAGTTTGGGGTAGATAAGTGGTGTAACGGATGCATAGAACACCACAATACGACTCATATAGTCATAGAATATCTAAAAACTAAGCCCGAAAATGAGCCGAAAAAGAGAAGGAAATAATGAAGTCGTTTGGAATTATTGTAGGCCGCTGGAGCGGTCCATGGGCATGGGTATGGTATGCCGATGTAATGCATCAGGACGATGTGCGTCCATATAATAGTTTTAATGCCCTATCCAAGCGCGGGGCATTGCGAAAGGCCAAGCGGTATATTAATCGCATTATGAGTCCTATTGAAGATCGATCAGGCAAGATATACTACTATGATGAGAATACATTCAAAACGGGTACAATTGACGTATGAGCGTGCTATACAAGGACGACTTCCTATCCCCAGAAGAGATCGAATTCTGTCTCAACTTCTATGAACGTATAGATAAAGAAGTGGGATGGGAAAGTAGTGAATTGGATTTCTGGACAGGCAGAGTGTTCGATGTGTCCAACATCATGGACAAACTGGGTGATAGGTCAGCATATGGATCATTCATCAAAATTCTCAAAAGAATGCAGCAGTTGATCGTAGATGAGTTCGATCTCACTCAGACCGTATACCCAGACACCATGCAAATTGTCAAGTGGGAGCAGGGATCTTTTCAGCCGCCCCACGCTGACAACGCAGAGCCTGACGGCACGCCCAACTATACCCCATGGAGGCTATATTCTGGGCTGCTGTACCTCAATGATGATTATGAGGGCGGTCAAACATACTTTACGAACAAGAATATAGAAGTTAAGCCCAAGGCAGGGCGTGTTGCCATCTTTTATGGTGACCTAGATCACGAACATGGTGTGAGGGAGATCACGCGGGGAGAAAGAAAGACTATTGTCACCTTCTGGTGTCATGAGTTATTTAATAAATCACTAAGGTTAGGATGATTATGTTTAGTTTTGTAGGAGATGCAGTAAATTCAGTAGTAGATCGCATTGTCGATTGGGCTATTCCCCTTGATAACTTTGGCCCACTCACAGATGACGATGAGGTTTCCTGGTAGTAAGATGCATAAGTACTATGCTAGGGTAAATACCCCAGCCAGTCATATTTCTAAATTCTATGGCCTTCCTAGGCTCTCTAAACTGGACTGGTTGGACTTTGAGGGCTTTGCTGGAAACCTTGTGCCAGAGGATATCTGGAGCAAAGAGGGGTTCCTGGAGGCAGTAAGGGGGAGGTATCCAGAATCATTAGCCATTGTTATGAGATTAGATCCTGGTACTGCATACCTATGGCATAAAGACGTAGACCGTACATTTACAATAAATATGCTGCTTCATCGTAATGGTCACAGCCATACGGTGTTTGGAGAAGATCAGAATGAATTCACTAGCAAGATCACAGAACTTGACTATGAGCCAGAATACTTATACATCTTTAACACACAGGAAAAGCACGAAGTCTACAATCTAGACGAATATCGCTATCTATTCACCATGAAAATAATAACTGAGGATTCCTATGAGGATATTCTCAGGTGGGCGGGGGATGAAGGGTGGCTGGATTAAAATGGGCATC